ACCGTCTTACCCGCTAAACGACGGACGCTCTCGATGCCCTGTGTGATGAAGTTGTAAGCACCTGTCCCAGCGTTGCCAGTGAAAGTGTTGGACAGGGCATAGATCGCAGCCTCGTCACCGATCTGGGTTCGGTCTGCGTCCGATAACCCGCCCGGTATCACGCTCACGGTATCGAGCGACAAAATCTGCTTCCACCGATCCAGTGACCAGACGGCGTTCGCGGTGAATGGCCCATTGCCCCGCTGTTGGATGTTGAACATGCTGTTGTGGATGTAGTTGCGCCCCACGTCATGCAGCGATGTCGCAACGGCAGCCGCGACGAACGCCGTCGTGGCGATGGACGTGTCGGCATCGCCCGCCGCCGGGTTGGGCGCCTGGGGATCGCCGAGGAACACGGGCGAGGCGATGGCCGCATACACGTTGGCGGATGTGCCGCTGATCCATTTCGCGCCGTCGTAGGACCAGATGACGCCGTTCGGGCCGGTGTAGGTGGCGCCGGTCGCGGGGGAGTTGGGGAAATCCAGAGGAGGCATGGCTACAGGTCCGCCGATGCTGTGAAGGAACCAGATAGAGTAAAGGCGCCAGAAGCGACCCCTATTGTATATGTTTGGAAGTATGCGGCCCCTATATTGTAGATTGTAGAACTGCCGCAGTTTGTTTGCACGGACCATGTCGGCGTGATTATTGGCGTCGCACGCATTGGGACCGGGAATGGTATATTTACGTTAGCGCCTGCACCCGCGCTTATGTATCCAGCTATCTGAGCATAACCAGTTTGATAAAACCGCTGGCACTGCTGCAATTCGAGCACCGGATCGCGCTTTTCGAGCGGCGTCGGCGTGGTCTGGCCGGGCTGGGCGATCTCTAGCTGCACGCCCCAGAACACGAAAGTTCCCGACTGCACACCGATGCCACCCGCCTGCGCGTTGGTGTTGGCGCCTGCCGAGAGAAACAAGCCCAGCCGCGTGAAGCTGTCGTTGTTGGTGCCCAGAGTCTTGCCGCTGATACTCGGCAGCGTGACTGTCGTGCTATAGCGGGCCGGGGATGTGGTCAAAGTGATCGGCGCAACGGTGGTGCCAACAACAGCCGATGGCGAGCCGCCCGACCCAAAACTCTGGCGCAATTCAATGCCTACTTTGAGCGCGGCAACTGTCGCATGCGCCGTGAAGCTGATGATGACCGTCTTTCCCGCGAGCCGCCGCACATTTTCTATGGGCTGCGACAACAGCGAAAACGCCGCCGCCCCGGCATTGCCTGTCACAGAGCAAAGCATGCAGTTATTTGCATCTTCGTCGCCTATTATGGCGCGCTGTGCGTCGTTATATTGCGTCTGGCTTATAGCGAAAGCATCGAGGCTGAAATCCATACGCCAACGGTCGAGCGAATAGGTTGCAGTGGTGGCGAATGTTCCTGTGCCCCGCTGGACGATATTCATCAGGCTGTTGTGGATGAGGTTGCGGCCGACGTTGTTGAGTGCGGAACCGACATCGGTGAGCGTGGCGGCATTGGCGAGGCCCGCGATGTTCGTCGCCGCCGTCCACTGGGTTGAGTTTCCATCGTTGAACCGAACGTAAAGCTGCCCGCCGGTGCTGTCCCACCACAGCGCCCCAGGATTGAGCGCGGGCGGCGTAGGGGCAATCGTCGCCCCGCCTGGCACAGCGCCGACCGCATTGGTGACGAAGGCGGTCGTGGCAAGGCTGTTGTCGTTATCGCCCGCCGTCTGGGTAACGCCAACGGCTCCCGCAGGCATCGAGGGCGTGCCGGTGAATACCGGGCTGTCGATCGGCGCATAGGCCACGCTGGCGGCGACGGCGTTGATCCATTTCGTTCCGTCCCATGACCACACGACGCCGTTCGGACCCGAAAAGGTCTGGCCGTTGGTCGGGCTCGCAGGAAAATCCAGTGCCACGATTCGGATCTCCTAGTGCGGCGTGCTGGAGGCGGCGACCCATTGCGTGGAGTTGCCGTCGTTGAAACCGATGTAGAGCTGGCCGCCGGTAGAGTCCCACCACAGGTTGCCGTGGACGACGGCGGGCGGGGTGGCGGCGATCGTCAGCAGCGCAGACACCGCCGCCGTGACCTGTGCCGCCGTCTGGTAGCCGCTGGGGTTGCTGGCGGCATAGCGGCTGGTGTCGGTCGGGTGGATATGATCCGCCCGCGCCCAGGTGGTGCCAACGCCGATGGCGGCGGCGGCGTCCATGCCTGGGGTAGTGGACGAGGCAACGGGAACAGCAGCATCGACGTAACCTCTGTTGGCCGCTTCGTCCGCGCTTTGCGGGGCACCAAGTAATCTGATGCGATTGTTCGCCATCGACAGGTTCTTGCGGAACTCGATTGCGGCAGTGGAGAAAAAGCAGATGTCATTCTCGCCCGTTCCGGCGGGAGTGCTAAATCCGCACATCCACAGGTTGCCGGCGTAATAAAGCATCCCGAACGCGGGGTTGGTGCCGTCGTGAAAGCGAATGGTGGGAGACACGCTGCCGTTCAGCAGCAGGTTTTGCCCGACGCTGGACGCATTAGCCGGGGCCGTGATCTGTAGTTGGTTCGTCATCGTATCGCCAGCTTTGAGCACCCGCAGGGCGTCAGCCGCGTCCACGTATGCCTGGGTGGTGCCGCTGGGTGGAATGGTGGAAATCGCTGTGGCGACGAAGGCCGTGGTGGCGACCGCCGTCGTGCTGTTCCCTGCCGTCTGGGTGATGCCGGTGGTGCCGGTTGGCAGCGATGGCGTCCCGGTGAAGGCGGGCGAGGCCAGCGGCGCATACGGCGCGAGCGTGGCCGTCCAGTCGGTGATGTCGGTATGGGTGAGCGTCACCGCGCCGGTGCGGGTGGCAACGCTTTGCACCGGGGCTGCCGCAGCCGCGGCCGCCGCTGTCACATAGCCCGCCGGGTTGTTTGCGGCATAACGCGAGGTATCAACCGGGTGGACGTGATCGGCGCGTGCCCAGGTCGTGCCGGCGCCAATCGCCGCCACGTTATCCATGAGTGGTGTGGTGCTGGAGGCAACCGGCACGGCGGATGTCAGCGCGTAAGGCGCCAGCGAGGTCGTCACCTGGGCGGCGGTCTGATAGCCCGATGGATTAGCCGCTGCATACCTCGACGTGTCCGTGGGATGCACATGGTCGCCGCGGGAATACAGCGCCAGGACGCCGGGCGCGGCGGTTCCATCCATCGCCGGTAGCGCATCGCTCGGAGTGCCGCCTCCCCCGGCGCTGCCAGGCGCGGCACTGGACGCGGCAACCCATGCGGTCGAGTTCGGATCGTTATATCGGACGTAGAGCTGGCCACCGACAGTATCCCACCACAGCGCGCCAAGGTTGGCGGTGGGCGCGGTGGCCGAGAGGATCGCGCCGGGATCGCCTTGGACGCCTTGCGGGCCTTGCGGGCCGGGTTGGCCGGGTGGGCCGTCCTCGCCGGGCTGGCCGCGCCAGTCCTCGCCGGTGGGATCGGGCGGCACATCGGGCGGCTGCGGGTAGCCCGCGAAGTCGAGATCGTCGTCGGGCGTGTGGATCGGCGATGGTGCTTGGGACGGCGGCGTGGGCGTTGCTTCCGGGGGCGGTATGCCTGCCCCGAAGTCGAGCCCGTCATCGAACCCGCCGGGCGTCACCTAGAAATACTCCACCCGGACCCGCTCGCCCGAGCTGTCCAACTGTATGATCTGGGCAAGCTGCCGGGTGGCAATAACCTCTGCCCCAGGATCGGCGGGTTGCTCGAACAGCCGCGCGAGGCGATTGGCGGCCAGCAATTCATAGGGCATTTCAGCCGCCGCCGGGATATCGAACACGGTCCAGCGCGCCAATCCCCGCGCCACCATGGAGTCATGCACCGACATCACCGCCTCCTCGGCGTCCTCCGGTGCCCGTGCGATCCGCGCCGCGCGCTTGACCCGTTCCTCGTAGAACGCGACTTCCTTCGGGTCGGCGGCCTTGCCGAAGGACGACGCCAGCATCAGCGCGGTCAGGCGCGTGTATGCCTCGGAGACGGCCACCGGCACGCTGATGCTCTCGTAGTTCACGAGCCCTTGGCTGATCAGCCCGGCTTGGACCTGGTTGACCTTGGACAGCGCCAGGTTCTGCGCCCGGATCATCCGCGCCACGGTGGCGATGCGGCCCTCCATGACCGCTACGGTCTGTAGGTCGGCGGCCTTGCCGAAAGCGGGTGCGAGGTGCATGGCGACGAGGCCCGCATACTCCTCGGACACCGCGTTGGTGATGGCGGTTGCCACCCAATCGACATGCCCCTGCGCCACCAGGTTGGCATGCACCGCCGCCACGGCCGCCTGTGCGAGCGTCATGTCGGCCGTCAGCGGCGTTTCGTCGGAGGCGATCACCCCCAGCTTGACCAGCGCCAGCGTGGCGATGGCGTCCGTCGTCACCACCACCGCCTGCGAGAGCGGCGCGGCCCCTGTGGCGATGACGCCCAGCTCGATCAGGGCGTTGGTCGCGATCGTGGCCGTGGACACCTGCGTATTGAGCGCGGGCCGGTCAGCGGCGGGCACCACGACGACACCCAGTCGCCGAAGCACCCGCTCGGCGATCTGGGTGACGCTTGCCATTACGGCGAGACGATCTGCGCGAGAGCCTCCGCGCGCACCTCCGCAGGCGTCTGTCCGCTCGCGGGCGGCTCATACCATGGCACCGGGCGGTGGAGTTTGGGCGCGTCCTTCTTGCCTGTAACCGTGCCGCCGACCGTGTCATGCGACAGGCCGATGATCCTGGGCAGGGCGGCGTTGCGTATCGCCGTGTTGTCCTCGATCGTGCCCGCCGCCCCGCCGCGTGCGGCGAGTGCTGCATCCGATGCCGGATCGAGGACGACCTGGGCGCCGACGCTATCGTTCGCGCGGGCCTTGTCGTTCTCCTCCTTGGCGGCGGTTGCGGCGGCCGTGTCGTGCGTTGCCCGTGCCCGCGGCTTGGCCTCGTCCTTTGCCGCCTGCGCCTTCGCCGCGGCCTGGGCCTCCTCGGCAGCATGTGCCCGTGCCCGGTCGTCCTTGTCGTGGTTCTTGTCGTCGTGTTGGCTGGCCATGTCGTTATCTCCTTGTGCGGGTCGCGCCCGCCGGATCGGCGATGATCACCGGGTTGCTGGCAGGTGCGGCCGTAGATCCAACGGCGTTGGTGGCGGTGACGATGCATGTCGCCGTCTTGCCGACATCAGCGGCTTGCACCGCGTAGTCGGCCGCCGTGCCCGCCGCCGCCCCGTCGATCGTCCAGGCATAGGCGTAGCTGGTCGGCGTTTGCTGCCAGTTGCCCATGGTGCAGTTGAGGACGCCGGCGGATTGCGACGCATACGGTACATCCACGTTGACGGGTGCGCTGGTAGGCGGTGCGCCGGGGATGTCGGCGAGGTCGGTGATGATCCCGGCGGCCAGGCTGGACATGCGGGTGGCGCGGCCTTTGATCGGGCCATCGGCAGAGCGGACGGCCCCTGCCGGATCGGGTGCTGTCGGCGGCCCGGTAGGCGCCGCAGGGTCATATCCCAGCGCGACCAGGTGCGCGTCCCTGGCCGCCGTGTTCTCCTCGATCGAGCTGCCAGCGCCGCCGCGCGCCCCGATCGAGCCCGCGCCATTGAAGTCGAGGATCACCTGTGCGCCAACCGACAGCGCCGCCATTTCCGCCAGTTCTTCCGGCGTTCGTGTCGAGACGAAGGCCGCCGGGGCGGCCTCTCGCTTTGCGGTTGCCATGGGTGCGCCCCCTTATGCGTCGGCCACGGCAGTCGTGAAGATGCTCACCACGCCCGCATCCACCGGCTTTGTCGTGTCTACCGTTGGGTCCGTCCCGAACCGCAGCTTGCCGATGCCGCGCATCTCTTGGATGCCGACGCCGTGCATGTAGCCGTAGTCGCGGGTGTTGGTGGTGCTCTTGGTGCGCTGCGCCCAGGCAATGCCGAGGGCTTGTGCGCCGCATAGTGCCGACATGGCGACGTCGGTGGTGCCGCCCGCGCCGGCGTTGGCAATGACCGGCATCTCCGGGACTTCGCGGATGATGATGCCGTTCCACAACAAATCGCCGGCGGTGAACAGCGGGTTATCCCGGCCGCGCTCCCAGGCGTATTGCAGCGAGTTGATTATCACCGGATCTTGGGTGAGATCGCGGAAAACGAGCGACGGCAGGAAGGCTACGAACCATTCCTCGTCGTCGTTCACGCTGATCGGCCGGATGCGCGGGTTGGCGGTGCGGGCGATGCGTTTGGCGAGGGATAGGATGGCGGCCGACATTTTGTCGGTGGGCGCGTCCAGCGTGGTCAGTGCCGTTGCCATGACGTTCGACACGGCGTTGGCCTTGGACACCCCGAACAGCACGCGATCGGCATTATTCGTCAGCCATGTATTGCGCTGGGCGGCCGATGCCGTCGTGTAGGGGATCTGGACCGAGCCGTCCGCCGTCATCGCCTCCAGGCTGGTGATGATATCGGCGCGGATTTTCTCCAGGCTCCAGTTCTGGAGCGCATCGCGGGCGGCGTCGCGCAGGGCAATGACGCTCTTCTGCTCATCCCAGTCGGAGACGGCGACGGCGTGGCGGATGGCGGCCACGACCAGGTTCAAGCTGCGAGCGTTGAGGATTTCTTCGTTGCCCTCAAGCACCGCGTTGCCGGTGACGCCGGCGCCTACCAGGCGGCGGACGGTCGGGAACACCACGGTGTCGCCAGCTTTCCGCGTCAAGTCCTCGCGGACCTGAATCATGCTGCCCATGGCCGTGCCCATGTAGCGAGCGAATTGATTTTTGCGGACGTATTCGGTGAAGTAGTCGCTATCCCAGATAAGTGGGGTCAGCCCCGCGCGTGCGGGGGTGAGATTCATGTCTGCCATGGTTGAGGGGCCTCGGGCTGAGGGGGAGATACGCAGCGGGTGACCCCGGCGGCGGGTCTGCTACAGCCCGAACGGACGCCCGATTGACCTCGGCGGCAGGCTCACGCGTTTATCGTCTGGTGAGCGACGCGGTCCCGGCGGCAGACCCGACTTCAGCCCGAACGGACGCCCGTTTGACCCCGGCGGCGGGTTCGTCAGAGGGAGACGATTTAACGCCCGATGATGGAATCCCCGGCGGCGGGACGGTCTGCCTCTGGACGAGACGTGCGATATCATTAGCGTCGATTAGGGCCACACGCAACATTCGTTCGCGCTGGACGGGGGTTTCCGGCCATCTCTGGCTGCTGCGTGCGGCGTAGAGGATGGCGGTGGCGATGGTCAGCGTGTCCGCGTTCACCGCCGTTTCGGTTCCCGGCGGAAGATGTCGTCCAATGCTGGCGGGCCGCTGAAGGCGTTGGCGGATCGCGGTGCGGCGGATCGTGTGGTTGCCAGCGAGGGCGGAAGCCCGGCGGCGGGCGATACCGGCGGTGCGCCGTTGCCCTGCTCGGCCTCCCACTTGGCGCGCTCCTCGGCGGCGATCTTGGCGCGGAATGCCGCCGGGTCGTCGCCCAGCTCGCGGGTGAGCCTGAGCTTCTCGATCTCCTTCATGAGCCAGCCGTAGGGGTGCCGCTGTGCGTGCAGCTTGGTGTAAAGGTCCGGTTGCTGTGCCGCTGCCTGTTGGAACTCCTGCACCGCCGCCTCGAACGCCGCGGGGTCGTGTTTCTCCCTCTCCAGCATTTCGCTGAGGTTCAGCCGGTCGTTGAGCAGCACGCTCTGGAGCCGGTTGTGATAGCCGACCGGATCGCGGACGGGGTCGAGCGGCTCGGGCGGCGGTTGGTGCTGGGGTGGTGGCGCTGGTGGCTGCGCGGACTGCTTCTTGAACGCCTCGACCTGCTCGCGGAGTATTCGCGCCTCGGTCTGTGCCTCAACGACCTTACCCTTCCAGTCGGTGCGGGCTTTGTAGAAGGTCGAGGCTGCGATCGGTGCCCCGTCGTGGCCGATGTCCTCGTCCGGGTCGGGTGCTGGAGGGTCAGGCGCGGCCTTGGCGGTGTCCGGCTTGGCGGTGTCCGGCTTGGCGGCGGGCGCGGGCGATGGCTCTGCCGCCGGTGCCGGTGCAGGCGCTGCGTCCGTAGGCGCCGCGGGCTGCTTGCCGGTGTCGAGGAAAGCGTCCAGTTCGCTCATTGGGTGTTGCTCCTATTCATACCAGCCCCCCGCCCTCGCGGCCGTGGTAGTTGGCCTGATCGGCTGTGATCGCCTGTTGCAACTGCTGGGCGGGCGTCTGGACTTGCGGCTGCGCTTGGCCGCCGTAGAGCGCCGCCAGCGCCTTCATGAGGTCGTCGTTGCCTGGGGCTCCGGGTGTTAGCGCCGGATTTCCCCCTGTGGCCGTGGGCATGGCCATGTCAACGCCGCCGGTGCCGGCCTGCACGCCCGGCTGCGTTCCCCAGCCCGCGGCGAGCGGATTGGCGAGCGTGGTCGGCAGCATCGAGGACTGCGACGGCGGCCCGAACGTCGGGTTGTCGATCATCAGTTGGTTGCGCGTGATGTAGCCGCTCATGGCGTGCTCCTATGCCAGCCGCTCCCCCCGGCCCCGGAACGCATCCAGCCGGGCCGGGAGGCGGCAGCGGTGTGCCGGTGGCGGTCAAGGATCGCCGATAAGACCGCGCCGCCAGCCGGGCCGTTGCCGTTCATGGTGCAGGTCCCGCCGGGCCTTGCGGTTGCTGCGCCTGTAGCCCTTGCAGCATCACGTTAGACACGCGCTCGACCGCCGAGTGCCGCAGATCGTTCGCCCGCGCCTCGTCCGCCGCCGCCTTGGCATGCCGGCCGCGTATGTCAGCGACGTCCATTGCCGCCTGGACCTCGGGCGGCACCACCGTGCCAGGCGCGGAGGGCGCATCCGGCGGCGCGTTCATCTCGTTGAAGCCCTGATGGACGTCGGCGATGTGGTGGATGGTGGCGTGCTGGCGTTCGGCTGCCAGTGCCATGTCGGCGGCGGCCTTGCCCCGCTTGACGTCCAGATCCGCCTTCTGCTGCGCCATGATGACCGGCTTCATGGCCTCCTGTTGCTGCTGCTGTTCCTGCGCGTGCTGCTTCATCCGCTCCAACAGCTTGTCCTTGTCGTGGAGGCTGGACGCGGCAATCAGCACGTCGGCCGGGATCAGCCCCGGCTGCGTGGATGCCAGTTGCAGCAACACCTGGAACTGCTCGTTCTGCAACGAAGGGACATCCAGTCCGGCGCCGATCGTCACGTCGATGTCCATCTCGCGTATGTCGTTCTCGACGTCCACGACCATCTGCAATCGCGGATCGCCGGGCATGATCTGCATTTGCTGCATCGCCTGGGCGCGCTGCTGGTCCGGCATTTCGGCGAGCTTGTCTTGCAATGTGACGGGCTGATTTATCCCCACGTATTTCGTCGTGCCCAGGTCGTCAGTGACCCTGACCCATTTGCCGGTGGTCCAGTATTGCCGCGCCGCCTGCCAGGCGATTTCGTAGACGTTTTGCATCCATGTTCGCAGCCCGTCCGCGATCGGCTCATGTGCC